TCTGCGAGTGCACGCGCGTGCCCCCCCGCCGGCCTGAAGGGCGCATAGTCGTAGATATTTGACCTCCCCTCCCTACTCATCATGTCGTCCTCCCTTCTCTGGATGCTCTGGGTTGTGACAGGCATCGCATAACGACTTGAAGTTGGCAGGATCAAGTGCGAGTTCGGGATGGTCTCTGATTCGCTGCTTATGATGGACCAGGGTAGCAGGCGTGATTCTATCCTGAGCCAGACAGTTCTCACAGAGAGGATGGTCCTGTAGATACTGCGCGCGCGCAGCCCGCCACTCGGGTGACTTGTAGAAGCAATGCTCTGCCTCTGTATAACGCGCCTTATCATAGGCATGAGGCGCAGCCTGTCGATGATCTTCACAGTAATAGCCGCCTGGCAATGCGTACTTGTGACACCCAGCATACCCACAGAACCGGTGCGCGGCATAGGGCACGTCACATCGCCATAGGTGCGAGTGGGGACTGTCCGGGAACGTTGCCCGACTTGGTGCTTAAGGCAGTCATCATCCCACTCGCAGTGTAGTTGTAGGAGCCTACGGGAGTCGCACCCGCATCAGCGCCCTGGCTGACTGCTGTGTCCAGCCCCATATATTGATCAATCGTGTTGCTACGCAGCATAAAGCATCACTTCTCCTTTGCCCGCTGTAACTGTCGCACATCCTCGAGGGCATGCTGACCCATCTCCTGCGCCCTTCCAGCAGCATTCGACAGCCGTATGATGGCCGCTTCGGACAAGAGGATCTCCTGCTTCCCTTTGGCGTCGACGTGGGTCGCACGCAGTACCGCCTGGTTCACTGCGGCAAGCAATGCCTTCGCCGTGCTCATACAGGACAGATCCCATTGCTCGCCTTCGTTCAGGACCAACTGGGCCTTCTGTTCACGCTCCTGTGCTGCCTGGTCCTGAGTAGCTAAGACAGCAGGTTCATCTCTCAACTTAGGCATCGCATAACTCCGCCTTCTGACTTGTAAGGTTCTCCCATCGCTTCACGATGACATCGACATACTTCGGGTCGATCTCCATCATGTAGCAAGTACGCTTCGTCTGCTCGGCGGCGATCAACGTCGAGCCGGACCCACCAAAGGGATCGATGACGATTCTCCCGCCCTTGCTTGAGTTCTCTATTGCCTTGGCCATGAGGGCAATCGGCTTCATCGTTGGGTGCTCTACTGATACCCGGGGGCGCGGGATCTCCCACACGTCGTCGAGGTCGCGGCGATCGCAGAACGAGGACTTGCCCTCCTTGGACCATCCATACCACATCGGTTCGAAGCGCCGCTGGTAGTTCGCGCGACCCAAGACGAACAGGTCCTTGACCCAGATGATGTTCGCAGACAGGTGGTAGCCATTCGCTGCGAAGGCTGCGTTCAGGACCGCCCATTGCTGGCAGCCAAGGATGCAGTAGACGTCCCCCGCCACATACGGTTTGAAGACGCGGATGAAGTCATTCAGCAGTTTGACGAAGTCGACATCCTCGAGGTTGTCGTTAATCAACCCCGAGCGCTGACGGTGCCGGGGGTTGCTGTCGAGTCCTATGGCGACGTTCCACGGAGGATCCGTGAACATCATCTGACCGACGTCCTTCTGCATCAACCTCTTCACCGCGTCGGGGTCGGTTGCGTCACCGCAGAGGACGCGATGCTTCCCCAGTAGCCAGAGGTCTCCTGGCTTGCTGATCGGGATGACTGGAGGCTCCGGCACCTCGTCCTCGACGGCACCGCCCGCCGCTGGCGCCATCATCTCGGCAAGGACCTCCTGCGTGAACCCGGTTAGTTCGATGTCGAGGTCGCCGGTATCAATGTCGAGAATCAGGTCCTTGAGAGCGACCGGATCCATCTCGGCAAGTTCAGCGATCCGGTTGTCGGCGATCAGATCAGCATATTCCTCACCTTCTGTGGCATATGCCTGGTAGTCGACCGGAACCACGGTCTTGCTCAGGAGACGCGCCGCCAGCAACCGGCCATGCCCGCGCACGACGAAGCCGGAACGCGTCGAGACGGTGATGGGCGCCCTCCAACCCTGCGTCTTGATGATCTTAGCGAGCAAGGTTACCTGCTGCTGCGGATGCTGGTTTGGGTTGCGAGGGTTTGGCTTGAGATCCGCGACCTCGACCAGTTTATCGAACGCGCAATAGACCGGTATCCCGTCCGCTAATTCCTCTTTCACCTTCACTGCTCTCATGGCAGAAGTATAGTTGATTCAGCTCGAGCTACAAGGTCAGGTGCGTTCTGGACGTAGTTCCACAATCTCGTGCTGTGCTAGCCACTCGTGTGTGGCCTTGCGTGCCCGTTGCCCCTCAGTCATGCGTGTAACATCCTCGCGCCGGCTAAAGAGCACTAGTGCTTCGAAGAGGACGACTCGTTTGTCGTCGACTGCCACCAGCATGACGCCAGGCCAACTCAGCGCAGTGAGCGCCGTGCGTAAGGCCTGATCAACGGCCGCCCACGAAATGAGGCGCACATCCGCAACGTGCACGAGAGCCGTTGAGTCACTAATGTGCGTCACATCCCCGAAGAGCGGCCGCAACGCGTATTCCAGGACAGGTGAGCCATGATTGCTTCGTTTCACTGCGGTAGGCGCCAAGAGATCCCGACGAGTTTGGCTGTAAGCCCGGGCCCTGATTGATCTCGCATCCTCTAGGAGCATGGTCTGCCCCTAACGGATTGGCCAGGACCGCATAGCCTGTCGCCGAGCCCGTGCGCTATACCACCGGCGTCTGAGATCGGTTATCCACTGTCTGAGACTCTTCATGCTGCCTCCATTCGATCTGCTTGAGCTCGACCTGCACCTTCGCCACTAGTTCGCGGATCACCTTATGCGGAACACCGGCATCGTACAGGACATTGTGAATAGCCTGGATGACTCGCTGTTCAGGCGTCATGTCTCCATCCCCTTTCGATAAACGCGGCAATCTCCTTGAGACAACTTGCGTCGTACAAGGTGTCAGCGTCGGGCCAGAACACATAGCGACGCCACGGACCATACCATTTGATGACTCCGAGGCGATCGCAGACCGACGCACCACGCACATTCCATATCCGAGTCTTACCCGAGGCACTGTGCCCCGCTTCGTCAAAGTGCAGGTACATCTTCTCTTCCATCTTTCCCCCTTTTGCGGTCTCGTTCCAACCACCAATCGAACATCTCCTGCCCCGTCTGCCACGAAGTTTCGATCTGCTTGCCCTTGGCAATCCTGCGATTTACGGCCTTCTGACAAGCAGCAACGTAGGCTCTCGCGATTCCAGGCCAACGCTCAAACTCTCGCTCTCGCTCCTTTGCGCCCGCCATCGGGCACCCGATACACCCCAGTCGCTCAAATCCTTCGTCATATAGGGTGCAATAGGTCAGGCGCCGTTCCGAAATATACTGCCAGATGTCATTCTTGCTCCACATGAAAATCGGATGCACATAGGACTTCGGGTTGCTGTAATCGTCTTGCACTTCCGACCGCTTTGCTCTTGCCTGCGATTCCTCTGCCCGAATGCCCGTTACAACCGTCCGGCCTTCACCGCCATGTTCTTTCAAGACGCGGCAACAGTACCGCATAAGACGGGTCGGAGGCGTCATGTTGTCCTCAATCAACTGGTACATCGTCTTGACCGGCCGCTCCCATCTGACCTCAGGGTATTGGTTCCGAATGAACAGCACAAGTTCTGGCGGGTCAACGGTTGTCACGTTATAATGCGCATCGTATCGGCAGCCACTCCGTTTCACTAGGTCCAAGGTCACTACAGAATCCTTACCGCCAGAAAAGGCCACGTAATAGCCATCAGGCGGACAGTGCTCCTGCAACAGGTGTAAGGATTTCTCGACGAGGCGATCAAGGCCAAAGATATTGGGCTGATACTCGTGCATTAGCTGTTCACCGCGTAAACAACGGCCCAATCATATCCCGTATGCGCCGTTCTGCCATCTTCACATACTTCGGGTTCAGTTCGCAGCCAATGTAGTGCCTGTGGAGCCTCACGCATTCAATTGCCGTCGTGCCGGAACCCATGAAGGGGTCCAGGACTACGCCGCCCTCGGGACTGCCAGCTAGGATCATGGGGTCTATCAGGCCCGCGGGGAACGTCGCAAAGTGCGCCTCGGCGCAAGGCTGAGTGGCGACGGTCCAGACGTCGCGCTTGTTCCGCATCTCCGTGATCGCGCGGAAAGCCTCGCGCCCCTCGAGGCCGCTGGTCTTCCCGTTGAAGCCACCGCGCTTCACGCTTGTCCGAATCTTGCCGTGCTGCGCTGTCCGATGTCCAGGAACGACCAGCGTGGAACTTGCGCCATTGCGCGGCCAACTCAGATCTGAGTGTGGGCTAGCCAACTCCTTGATCGCTTCCGCATCGTAGTAATATTCGCAGCTTCTCCAGAGGTTGCGCCGTTCCCAGAGCTTCTGTTCTTTCCCATGATCATCGAGGTACATCGCAGTTGCCCAATCTTTCGGTTCAACCGCCACTTCCTCTGTCGTCAGTACGTTTGTCCATCGATAGTCGGGTTCGGGCTCGACGTAGACCGCATCGTGATAAGCATGGTCTCGGTGCACCCAGAGTAGTGGCCGCCCGGACTTTTCCAGGAGAAATACCTGTTCATGACTTCGCGTCGGCCGATCCTGTACCGATTCCGGCATAGGTCCGGGCTTAGCCCATATGATCTCGGACCGCAGCCACCAACCATCAGCACGCAGAGCAAAGGCGACCATCCAGGGGATCCCCACGAGGTCTTTCGGCTTGCAAGCATTGATGTCGGTCCTGTATAGTTCTCCGTTACAGGATCCCGCGTCGGTCGCCTGTTTCCCTCCTTCACAATGACTCCCGTCTCCCATGCGTCCCTTCCCGCTTCCGGCATAGGAATCTCCCAAGTTCAACCAGACCGTCCCATCCTCTCTCAGAACCCGTTTCACCTCCCGAAAGACCGCTACAAGGTCGGCAACGTAGGCTTCGGGTGTCGGCTCGAGCCCGAGTTGGTTGTCGACGCGACGGGCACCACACTTGCCGCAGGTCCCGCGGTAGGGGATCCGGAGCTCGCCCTGCTTGTTGCTAGCAACTGGGGCCTTGCCATACCAGCGTTCGTTGAACCCAGCCTGAGTCGCCTTCGGTGGCCCTAGATGGTCGCAGTCCGGATCGCCGCCCTCCCACTTCGCCGTCCCATAGTCGCGGAGGCCCCAGTACGGCGGCGAGGTGATCACGCACTGCACGGAGCCATCCTCGACCTGCTTCAGGCAGGAGCGGACGTCGCCCACCAGGATCGTATCAATCACACATCACCCCGGTGAATAGTGGGCCGACCATATCGTCTATCCGCCTTCTCGCAATTTCAGCATATTCCTTATTCAGTTCGATCCCCACGAAGTTTCTGCCCTCCAAGATGCAGGCCACACCCGTTGACCCTGATCCCATGAACGGGTCGAGGACGAGACCGCCGGGCGAGACGCTTGCCTGAATAAGGCGCCGCATCAGCCAGACCGGCTTCGGGGTTGGAAATCCGTCCACCAGTTCCGAGGGGCCGCTCCATATCGGTTTTGCGCAGTGTTCTGAAAAGTAGGCGAGGGGCTTGCGCCCATACACGCAGAGTTCGAGAGCCGACAGCCATAGGTAGTCGCCGGCAACGGGCGACGGGTTGATCTTATCCCATACCCCGACCCGTATCGACAGGCCGCGGAGGACCAGGGCGTCGCACCAAGCCGATACCTGTCTGAACCCACACCACACATAAACGGATCCCCTCGCCAGGCGGACAAACTCGTCGGCCAACGCTGGGATGTCGATCGGACTGCTGTCGGCAATACCCTTGTCGAATGACCGCAGGCCGTGGTCATCCCTGTTGCATTCGTTATACGGCGGGTCAGTAATGATCGCTTCCATGCTGTTGTCGGGCAAGGTCGGCATAATGGCCAGGCAATCGCCAGAATAGAGAGTGATCATCAACTGCCTTTTCGTATTGACCGAAAGTGAGGGCGATTCTCATCTAACTCTTTGCCATAGCAGAACGTGTACTCATCACAGCGCAGACAATCCGGACTGCGGTTTGCACAGTCTTCTCTGTGCCTGATCCCGGCGTTGATACTCAGACAACCACCGAAGTCATCGTAACTGACCTTATCGTCGGGAGGAATCACCTCAAAACCTAGCAACCGCCAACTCCATCGCAAATTGTACCACATCTCATTCCCCCCAGGCACTGCCCGTCGCCCGCAGGTATGCAGCACGCAGGTCGACGTTCCACTGATCAATGAACGCCCGATCAACCTTCACGAGGCCACGACGAGCGGCCTCACGCTTCAGCAGATTCATACGCTTACGAGGCAGTTGCATCACCCAGATACCCCAGCCGCCGGCATCGTTATGCGGACTACCTGGCAGGAACTTATGATGCCCGACACACCGGATCTCGACATTTTCTAGGATCCAGCGCATATGCGGGAACTGCGCCTCCCCCTTCGGATAGATGTGACTGACCTCCAGCTTGTTCATGGGATGCTCGCAGTCGGGTACGACACATCGCCCGTCGCGCATGAGAGCCAGCGCCCGGAGAATCTGATCATTCTCCTTGACGACCTTGTTCTTAGCCGCCTTGCGCTTGTGGGCTAGCTTCACTGCTCGGGACCGAGGCTTCGCCGGCTTGCGCCTAAATGGAGTGCGCTTCAATTCGGTTCGCTTCATTTCATGTCCTTTGGCAGTTCCTGGATGAGTAACGCACCCCACACTGCCTGGAGGTTGCGCTTCATGAATACTGGGATCCCGTGAGCCTTCGCGCCCTCGACAAGCGTCTGAACCCACGCCCGCTGCGGCTGCCGGTTCTTTGCTCCTGGTCCAGTCATGGCACCAATCACCAGCCAGTCGATGCTGTCCTCCCAGTCCATCATAGGAGCAATGTCCTCGAGCAGGGGCTCAGCCGAAGCCCAGGTATGGTAACCGCGAGCCTTGATCTCAGCCAGGTGATCACGAAAGGTCGAGGTATCGTTGGCGGTATCGAACGTCGCGCCCAACCACCAGTTCGGCCGTGCCCCCCATTTCAAGGACGGAGGCAGGTACTTGTCGAAGACGGGAACCAGACACCGATACCGCATCGGATTCTTTGTCAAGAACAGATAGGTGTGCTGTCGGGCCTTGTCGCATGCCTCGCAGACCTTCGTAATCCATTCAGTCGGCACCCATGAACCGAACGTGTCTCCCATGCTGCCGACGAAGATGCGAGAGGGTTTCTTGAGCCACTCCGGTTCACTTAGGCGGTATTCGTGGAAGGTCGGCTCGAACTTGAAGGGGTAGACTGAACGACATTCGAGATTGCCGAGCTCCATCGGCCGGTCGTTCCTGTCACGAAAGTTCAGATCGATGAACTCGTCTTCGATGTTAAGGCGGATGTAATGGAGACGTACTCGCTCGGGATAGGCGCTGTCGAAATAATACGTATCCGCCCCAAACCGGGCCGCGATTCTCTTGGCATAGCAGTAGCTACAGGGTCCGCGCCCGTCAGGACCTAGGCACCCCGTCACCGGATTCCATGAGTACTCAGCCCAGTCGATCTTTGTCCGGTTCATCCCGCCGCCTCCTTAATCGGGCATTTTGCCATTTGCGCTTCCCAGTTCTCAAACTCTACACAGGAATAATGCGGGGAGACATTCTCTCCATTGTCTTCGTATTGCAAGATGCAACCATCGCTTTCTATTCTGTCTCTGAACAGACAATGTAGGCAATGGTCTGGTTTCGTGTCCAGCGTTATCTGGTACTTCATGGCTTCACCATCCTTCGCAGTTGGGCATTCGAGACCGTATACATAAGTCGCGTTCCATGACTATCGAGACTCTCGACGACAATGCCTCCCTCTCCACAGGCAGCAAACACCCTCCCTCTTAACGTCCTATGCTCCTTTGGATCGTACAGATTGATCTCGTCGCCCTTCGTGAAGTCCGGCCGAGGGAAACCTCCCCTCAACTGCTTGAGCCACGCCTGCAGGAAGGTCACGGCTTCACCTCGGCAGCAGGGACTATGCGGATGAATGCCGCCTGCGTGACCCCCACCAATGTCTCTCGCCCCTCAACAAGAACCTGCAAGAAATGGTGATCAGGGTCGATGTACTTCACCAAGCCGGTCATCTTCTGCTCGTTCAATATGACACCATAGTAGAACTCCACCACGTCTTGCAACTTCGCATCCGTGATCCACGGTTCAGGCGGTGGGTCTGGCTCTCGCACCTTCAGCTCCTTCTCGGGACCGACGCAGTAGCCCCCTTGGCACGGGCAACCTTCGACACCACACTCGGCTTGAATCTCCGCCGGACAGTCCTCACAGTAATGGACGTACCCCGCTTCGCAGACGTCACAACACATGCAATCGCCACCTGGTTCCAACTCACCGAGAATACAACCACAGGGTATCTCGTCGCACACAAGTCCGGTATAACCGTTGGCTGTCAGATAGTCCTCAATCATCTCTCGGACGTTCATGACTGCACCTTCGGGGCGAGGACGGCCAACCGTTCTTCATCTTCTTGCTTCTGCGACTCGAATCCTAGACGCTCAATAACATGATCCGCTGGCAGGTCCGCAAGCAACCCTTCGAGAGCATGTATATCTGAGCGCAACATCTGGATCTCCCACTCCTTCTTTGATTGGATGGGCGAGCCGAAGACAGGAAGAAGAACGTACTCGTTCCAGTCATAAGGACATTCCTCATGTCTCAATGTCAAACGGTCAATCGATGGGCAGCCATTCTTAGGACATTTGATTGCGATTGTTCCGACTGCCGTCTCTCCCGCCTGCTCTGCACCTTTTGCAATTGCGGCTTCATACAGGCGGTGTACCAGTCTACAATATTCAATTCCAGATGTATCGCAGAGAAGGTCAACCAATTCCTCAGCGCTTAGTTTATCCATCGCCGGCTTCTCCTTTGCGGGAACAAAAAAGGCACAGTCCTCACCCATATCGGGTTCGAGTGTCAACATTTTGTCAAGCGCTTCTGTGGCAGAGAATCCGCGTCTGAATGGATAGTCTTTATCCCCCAGATAGATGTCGTAATTGTTGTCCCCCTCTTTATATATGAGAGCAACATGCTTGTTCGGGAACATCTTGCTCAGTTTTATCAACTTCTCCTCAACGGTCATTCCCGGGTTCTCCTCCGGAGCGCTCCCCGCCCTGGTGATCACCTCAACCGGTTCCTCATCCAGCGGCCGAACAATCTCCGCGAGCCTGGCAATCTTCTCGTCCGCTGTCGGATCGTGCAAGGCAGGAGTAGTCAGTGCGTCAACCGATCTCAGCATTTCAATGTACTGACGCACCACCTGATAGGGAGAGTCGAGCATCCACGAACCGGCCCGCGAGCGCATCGCCTCCAATATATTGTTCTCTGCCGCGGTTCCCACGGCAACGATAAGGGAGTCAACAAGTCCTATGGCTTCGGTATCAATAGGGTCACCACACATCGTAGATTGAACCGTCAGGATCCTAACCAACCCGTCGCGCAGTTCCTTAACTGCTAGCATTAGTCACCTTCTTCAGCGGACACCATGCCGGTGCTTCCGTTGCCGCCATAACTGCCTTACTCGCGCCCGTCACGACCGGTTTGTCTCCGCTCGCCTGGCAGACTAGTTCAGACTTCAGGATCGTCTCACCCACGGCACAGTAGACACGGCCGTGTTTGCTGCAGTCAATACACTTCATGCGTACCCCCTCTCCTTTGCTACCTGTGCGCCAACCTCAGCGAACTCGGCAGCTGCAAATAGATCACTCATCTCATTCGGATAGTCCGTAATCTCCCCGGGGTAGGTCTCGAGGCATTCCACGAACGGCCGCCACCGCGCCAGTTGGTCAAGTGTCAGCATCAGCGCTGCCTTCGTCACAACCAGTTTCGCCTTCGTGTCCTTCAACCATCTGCCGTACCCGCCGGAAGCCGCAAACTTGCCGGCATAGAAGGCAACCTTCCGCTCGCCCCTCCGGCTTGCTTGCATCCGGCTCAGTTCTTCTGCAAAGTCCGCAGCGTGCGCCTCGGCGTCCTCGCACCGGCAGACCAGGGATTCATATTCGGCAACCGTGAGAGCGACCAACCATCCAATCCGTTTCACCGACGCCTCCTTAGTGTGTCCGCAGATCGTCGCCCTCGAGGGTAATCCACGAGGCCGCCTGGTGCCACCGGCTGATAATGGCACACCAGTGCGCCTTCGCGCCCGCTGGGACGGTCTGGCCGGTTGCCACATCAGTTGAGGCCGGCGCATATTCGACTGGCGCCATGTTCGTGGCGATGATCACGGGCTTCTCCTGCGCGTACCGGTAGTCCACCAGGGCCTGGAAGGCAGCGAACGACTCGCCGTCCTCTTCCTCTCGCCCGACGTCGTCGACCAACAGATACCGCGCCATCTTGGCCCGCCCAAGCAACATATTCCCGTGCTCCTTCGCGTCTCCATAGCGAGCACTCAGCGCCCGAAACAGGTCAGCGGACCGCGTAAGATAAGCGAAGGACTCCACCTCGGGCAGTTCAAAGCCCCGCTCCTGCATCGCCGTCACGTCACGTAGCGCCAGGCCGAGTAACAGGTGCACGGCCATCGTGCTCTTCCCGGTGCCGATCGCGCCCTCGATGACGATGCCCGTACCTCCTTTACACCGGTTAAATGCCTTCTGCATCGCCTCCGGCTTAGTACAAAGGTCAGCATCCCACGCGAGATACCGGCGAAAGCCCTCCTGGATGATCATGGCCCTCAGATCCGACAACCAGACCGTGCGGCGGGCCTTGTTGAGTTCGGCAAGTTCCTCTGCGATCAGCGGGTCCGTTTCCTGCGCATGGGCCGCCATCGTCTCGAGCGTTAGTTCCAATGCTGAATCTGTCATGTCTGCCTCCTGTGATTCTTGTCTGCTTCTTGGATCTCTGCTTCGCGCGCCGCAAAATCAGCCTTCTCGGCTGCCGTTAACTCTGGAGATCCCCCCGGGAAATGATCAGGCACCTTGCTCCAATCCCGATCAGTGCCGAGGGGCTTCCGAAAGAAGTCTGCAGCCTTCGCCGACGATCGCGGGATGTCGAGTTGGTTGAGATACCGGTCGAAATTGCAGACGCGGAACAGCGAGAGCGGGTCGAGGTTCTTAGCGAACTTCGTGCCGAGCCATTCCGCGCACTTCTTGTCAATCACCATCTTGCAGTCGGCCACCGTGTAGTCCTTCAACCGTGCCCCGATCTCACCAGGCACCCTGAACTTCCTGCCAACCTTCTGGTTCAGATATGCCAGGACTTCGGCCGTCTCGGGAGTCATGGTCGCCTTTGGTACAACAACCTGGGCCGCACACTCTTGTACTTTTGATTTATCTTCTATTGATATTGTGGGTCCCATTTTCGGGAACGGTTTCATTCCCGATTTCGGGAACGGTAGCGTTCCCATTTTCGGGAACGTTCCCGATTTCGGCAACGATATCCATGCCCCGTAATGCTTGTTGAATTCGTACATTGCGCTCTTGTCGTTCCCGAATTTGGGAACGGTCTTGTGGATGATGTTTCTCTTCACGAGGCGATTGATCGTGTCCACGACATGGGGCTTCGATAATCCGGTCCCATCCACGAATTGACTCAGACTGATTTGGTCTGACTTTTTGGACCAACCGTAGGTCTTGCGAAAGATGAAGTCCAGGACGCTCCGGTCATAGCCGGAAAACCGCGTGCGGGCGAGGGCATCCATAATCGAATTAGCGATGGGCGTGTACCCGTCGTCTAGTTGTGGATTCGCGTTACTCACGGTCACCATCCCTTTGTGTCACCGTCATGAGTTAAGACAGAGGGGCCGCCGGACGGTGAGCAGGGCGTCAGAAGGTAGCAGGCCTTCTCCAAGCCCCTCTATCGACACTATCATCTGTTACGGTTTGTTGTCAAGTCACTCGACGAGATGCAGCTTAACGAGCCAGTCCTCGCGCTTGTAGACGAGAATGATCCCGAGGCCGATGCCGCAGATGACCCCGAGGCCAAAGGCCATCAGTACGAACCAGAGTGTGGCGGTCATGACTGCTCCAGGGGATTGGCCTCGAGGATATTGTGCGCCAGGTCCATTGCCTGTTCCCCATTCAGCTCGAGAATAAGAAAGGGCCAAGGACTTCGCATCCTAGGCCCTCCAGTGGTGTTGCTGAGGTAGGCAGTGATGCTCTCTAGCGAGGGCAGCGTTTTCGTACCGACCGTCACCTTGAGTGTAACCATCTCACTTCTCCGAGGTATACCGACCAGCCTCGAGCATGGCGCCCGTCAACCCCGTCAACTTGGTGATCCGTTCCAGGCGAATGCCCGTCGGCGTAGCGATGCCAGCGATGTACCTCCGGATCATGGTCTCACCTACTCCGACCCTGATGGCGAACTCATACTGCGTCATCTTCTGCTCCCTGACCCACTTGGCCAGTGGACTTTCGTAGTGCAGTCGCTTGATCATAGAACCTCTCCTTTCTTCTCGGCACACCGGACTTCCAATATTTCACTCTTCGCAACCCGGTCATCCTCCGTATAGAAAAGGTCAACGCGATGACAAGGGCCAGTATCATGGTCCTCGGGTTTCTCTGCCTTCCTCACATATTTCACTTCGCCAATCTTCAGTCCATATTCGCTTTCATACCGGATCCAATCTCCAACCTTCGGCTCATAGTCCATTGCTCATCTCCCCCTCAGATTTCTCTAAGATATCGCTGGCTGCCGCTAACTCGTCACTCGAGACGTCTTGAACATCGATCGCGGCACGGACCAGCACTGTGACGTCCTCCGCCCTCAGATAATGCGAATAGAAGCCCGGGGCAAGCGCCTGATCCGGCTCCCATCCGGTAAACATAACGACTCTGTCGCCCTTGGCGAACAGACTTGTCATGTGGAGGTCGCCCGCTGCCCGATGCAGTTGGGAATAGGCCAGCGCGAATGTCTCTTCTGCGCCCGCTGGCTCGAGGCGGTAACGAATATATCCTCGCCTGGCGAATACCTCGTCGGCGATCACGTCGTCCTTGCGCGTCGCCAGGAAGAGGGACCCGTCGGTGAATCGCACGAGGCCCTCGGCCTTCAGGATTGCCATGATGCTGCTTCGCGCCCAAGCGTCTGCCGCAATAGATACTTCTGCTGTCTCTGCCAGGGTTCTGCTCATACGTGTCCTTTCGTCAGGCGGTCCTGGCAGCCAATCTCTGGACAGTTTCCACAGGCGACGATGCAACAAATCCCGCACCGTTCCTGCAGGGCCTGTGCCTTGAAGTCATCCAACCTAGAATCCCAACCGGCAGTTCGCGTCAGATCACCGGTCTCGTCCGTGTCATCGATCAACCCCAACATAGGGCTCAAAGTTGTAACAGGTCCTGCTGTTCTGCTCATAGCGTCACCCCGTCAAGTACCTTGTTGATCTTGGTTGAAAGTACGTTGATATCCTGGACCTCCAGGTAGGTATGCGGGCACGTCTGGATCAAACACCATCGCCCCTTCTCCATGCAGTCGGGCAAGGTCCGGCTCCAGTGCCAACGAAGGCCGGCGCGTGGACCGTCGCGGATGATAATGCCTCCCCACTCGTTCTTGTGTTGCAGGTAAAGCGTCAGAATCTCGATCGCATCTTTCGCTGTAACCTCGTGCTTCATAATGTCACCTCTCCTTCAGACATTTGAATTTACGGGCTAGAAAACCAATCAGCAGTGCCACCAGAGCGACACAGTAGAAGATGTCCGCGTTCATGTCTTCATCCCACCTAGGCATTCGCCAGTTCCCCACCAGTCGCAACGACGACCGATGCAGTGCGGGCAGAGTTTCGGTTCCGGTTTCTTACTGCGGTCAGGACTTACCAACGCCGGCAATGCATGGAGGGGCTCTTTCTTCAAACCCATCTCCATCATTTCTCGCGCCTCGGTCAGATGACTCTTCATGTCAATGCCTCCAGTTCCACGCGGACCAACGCCCGCTGTCCATCATCGTTCTCACTGTCCTGCTCGGTAGGCCAGGCCATCACCTGATCGCCGCACATCCCGCCCTCCGTAATATCCCAGAAGAGGACATCAGGATCAAGGCTGCCGATTTCAATGGCTTCGATCATCGGACGCAGATCGTCGAGCCCTTCCAGTTTCTGAACCAACTCTCGATAGGTCACACAAACCTCCTTGCGTATGCCCGCCGGCGATCTTGCATCGGATGGTGCATTCATACGGCAGCCCCGTTGAGATTGCCACAGCGAGCCCGTGGCAGGGGCACTTCCTATAATGTCTCCCCTAATACCGGCGAACCTTGATCCGTTCACTCCAATATGCTGTTGTATAGACGTGCTGCTGTCCACCTTTCACCTGCAGGTGACCGCGCGTGCTCTTGTAGGCGCGCATGCCCATACGTTCGAGTTCCAGTGCGAACAGGTGACTGTGGCTGTGGTACTTCAGGTGTGCGATTTCATGCTTGGCGACCCGCGTCAGCGTGCGCTCGGTGTTGCTCATGGCGAATCTCGTGTCGAACACGATAAGTCTCGTCTTGTACTTGCACCAGGCATACGAACTCCGCAAGGCCTTCACCTGAACCTGCGCATGCTCGTAACCGTACTGATCGCAGAGTCGATCGACAAGTTCCTGCAGTTCGTTCTCTGTCATCTTCTCCTCCTTGGATAGCGAACAGGTCCTTGGCTGCGACGACACGGGTGCTCGGCGGCACTCCGTTCTTTAGTCCTCGACTGCAACGACCTGTTCGGCTTGTAGATTTGTGGCGGCTGCCACAGGTGAGAGCGGGAACCAGCAGGCGTCCCCGTGTGCCTCGTGTCTTGTACATGCCGCCGTTCGTAGCTGGTGGGCTATGCGTTAAGACAGGCGGAGGGACTGGCATATTTTGATCCCGCCCTCATCTGTAGCAGTTACCAACTCGTGAGCCGGACCTTCCCCTCTACTCTCACGGTGCTCTCGTTGTCAAGGTGCTGTAGAAGTGCTCCGAAGGCTCGTCTTGCCTTCCTAATCCAACCATACTCACTACCACCACCGTGTCAACCGAGAAACGACACACTTTCGACACAGTTGACGAGACAATCACCCAAGACAGGCCCTATCAGCGCGCCTGCGGGCATTGTCGGTGTCGTTCCAAGGCTTCGAGCCTCGCGGATCTGTACCCTGCGCACTTTCATGGTATCATGTAACGTCGGGTCCGGTTCCAGTGCCCTCCTTCTCGGACCCGACCTTATGGGGCGGCGGCAACGTGGCTAGACGCGTCCGCGGTGTTGTCCGGTTACGCGCGACCGGCACGGTCTTTGAGTGCGTTCGAATCGCACCCGCCCTGACCTATGGGGCTGCCTTAGTGTGCAACTACCTTCGGGTAACCCACTCAGCCCCTACCTATGCGGAACGGCCCGCTCACCCGGGCCGCTTCGCTTTTTCTATGTCACCTTCTGAAGTAGGTTATTTCAGTGCGTCCCTGGCCAACTTTGCCTGTATGACTTTGTCCGTAGGTTTGATGATCAGGCCGTAAATACCCATCGCCCAACCGACGATCGCCGGCAGGTTTGCCCATAGGGTCTGCCAGGTGAAGGTCTGAAGCCACAGCCCCTCGACCACAGCCACGACGAAGGCAATAAGCAGGGTCAGCAAGGCTTTCAGTGCCGTGCCGATCGGGGCCCATTTGCCCTTGATATCCCACTGCGTCAGCAGGGAGACGATGACCGTCACGATCAGGCCCTCGAGGATAGTCCATCCCTGTACTAGATTCTCCATCAGATCTTCACTCCTTTCGCCAAGGCGTCGACCACGCGGCAGAGAATCACCGCGAGCTCGTCCTTTGGCACTAACTTCGTCACATCAGCCGGCGTCGCCGGTTTGAGAATACCAGCCTTCTCTAGGCGCCCTAGATCACGCGCCCGCTCTACCTTGTAGTCATCCATGAGTTTGAAGTCCTCCATGATCTCCAGGATCAGGTCTGCATATTGCGGGTTGGTGCAATAGCCACCGCCCTTCCCCTTCGGTCCGCGCTGCAATTCCTGGACAAATCGCCAGATATCAGTCGGCAGCCACTTGTAGGCATAGGCGTAATAGTCCGAGGTCAGCAGATCCACTTGAGCCTTGAAGCACTGCTCGAGGCTATCGTACCAGCGGAACTTCACCGCCGCCTGTCCGTCGGCTGGAAGCGTCACCGTCTTCCCCTTCCAGTTTGAGTATGCCTTCACTCCGAAGAGGTTGTTGTATGCCACGAGGCGATCGCTGCCCCATGTCGCCTCGACCCCGCACTGTGCCGTAATCAGGCCAGCGGGGACCAGCGTCCCCGCGACGGCCTGCTTGGCATACGGCAAAACCTTGGCGATGAATAATGTTGCCTTGCTCACCGGATCCCCTGACCTATTCGTCGGTTGTGGAGGGAATGCCTGCTTTGACGACTTCGAAGTGGAAACTGGCGAAGCTGTAGTTCTCGACGGTGCTGCAGCGAGTAAGCCCGCCGTAGTCCCCGATAGTCTTGGGGTCTGCCACCTGGTCCTGGCTGGTAGAATCACCATGCCAATACCAGTCAGCGGTGCGATAGACCTCGCCGCCCACACGAAGTTCGACGTTGGCGCCCTTGATGGTGCGCCCCTCCTTGTGATTGTAGTGGGGAGAATCAACAGAACGCACAGGATGAGCCGCGTGGAGAGCCTGAAGAGCCTCAATCCACGGCGTCCAACCAATGTACCCGACTGTGCCATCTTCACGCACCCCCGTCTTGGCTCCATTGAAATAGGCGATGAGTAGATCGCGGGCCTGCGTGATCTCGATATATGAGAACTTGGCCTTCTCGATGTCGTTCAGAGCAGCAGCCCTTTCTGCTCCGATCAAGTCAAGACCATTGATGTACTCAACCACGTCGGTCTGAATATTGCCCGTGTACTCGAGTTCGTCGGGCAAGAAGCCGCGGTCCTTGATCAGGACGGTGTACTTCTTGTCATCGGAAATGAAAGTATCGGCCGCCTCGGAAACGCGAGTCAGTGGGTGCAAACCGTTCAGCTCGAGGACAAACCTCTCGCCATAGTCAGGACCCCACGCCGTATCGCGCGGCGCATACAACTTGAAGAGGGCATCCCAATGCGGGATCCTCGCGGGGCCGGGCACAAAGTTTCCGAACCCTTTCATGAACTGCCACTTTTTGAACTTCAGATGAAAGAATCTGTCCATAACTCTCCTTTCGGCTATTTCTTGATAGCCCACAACCATCCAAGCGCCACAGATATGACCAAAAACAGCAATTTCTCGACCAGACTAAAGAAGGAGGCGATCGCTGGCTGTCGCAGTTCTGCCGCAGTCTTATCCTGGGTGTCATGGCGACTTTGAATCGCCTTGATCCGCGTCTCATGATCTTGGTCGGTTTCTTTCAAGCCACCGACGACTGTTGCGAGTTCCCGGACTTGCCGCACTAGCCCAACGTCAGGATCGGATAGGACCCAAGACATTTTCTGGGTGTTTATATCAACTCTTGTGACTGCCATCGTAAGGTCCTCGACCTTCTGACTAAGAACCTCCATTCCATCGGGCATGTCATACCTCCATATTCTAGTTTACCAGTTGATGTGGTTCCGGTCAATCGTTGCGCAGAGAACCTTGAACCAGTAGGTCATGCGAACCCCATGAGTTTGGCGTTGGTCAATATCACAGATAGGCGCACAACGCCACGATGACCAAGGGTTGGTTGGCATATGCTGTGACCAAAGAGGCAATATCAGCAGTTGGTGAGATTGTCCTGTAGTTGAAATAGTACGTTGCCTTGCTTGTCAGCGTCAACAGTTTCCGCTTCCCGATTGTCGCAATGCAGACCAGTGTTCCAGCCGCACCCGACATACCCTGATATGCGCTCATTTCCGTACTGCTCTCTGAATTATTTGCCGTTGAGAGCGTTCCCGACACACGCACTCCTGTCTTGGAAGCCGCGCTGACAACACCGATGATTCCTTCATACGATACAGCCCATGCGCCAATCGGAATCGCCAGCGAAGCCACGTTGTACCAAATGTTCTGCGTTGGCGTATTCGTGGTGACATCGCTTGTCTGGACAAAACGCTGTTCCCATTTGAGTGGACTGAGAGGAAAGCCGAACGGTGCTTTGTGCACGGAATAGTATGGGAACGTGATCGCCCCCCCACTCAACGTGTAGTCTGTGCCGCCATAGACCGTGATGATGGTCTTGCCAGCGGTGTACGTTCCAACAGCCACGATGATGAAGTATTTGACGGTGCTGTCGGTTACCTTGATCCGCATGCCGACGCCGAGGACTGCGGTCATATCCGAAGCGAACGAGATTGTATACGTCGGGGCGTCCGCGCCTTCGTAGGTACAGGCTCCGAGTGCCGCCCAACCATCTGCGCCAATAGCGGCAACAACGATTGTCCCGATGTTCAATTCATTCGTGATGACCTTGTTCCAATTCTTTGCCGCCGTACCAATCTGACCCTCATTGTTTGCTCGTGGGACGATATTTTTGGTTGCCATGTGTCAACGCTCCTTAGACGGGCATGATATTGCCATCAACATCTTCTTCAAGATAGATACCAGCGACAGCCACCAGACACGGCATCAGGTCGCCGTTCACATCTTCTTCAACCCACGATGCTTCTGCCCCGCCGCCACCTGTCGGAATTGCCCATGCGACAGAGCCATCAGGTTGCACGGTCAATACACGCCCGTCTGTCCCAACCAGCAGTTCCACAGGCGTGTTCGCGCCACTTGCCGTGACAATGCTTCCCTTGGCTGTGAGGATTGTTTCAAGCGGAGTACCAACCGCCGCAGGACTTTCCCATGCCACAGTGCCGTCGGCTTGTGCCGTGAGCACTTTCCCGTCCGTTCCAACCACAAGTTCAACCGGCGTCGCCGAACCGCTTGCCGTTATCAGACTTCCCTTGGCGGTGAACAATGATTTGAGGAACGCGAACCGCAGGAGGTTGGCGAGCGTGACCTTCTTGTTGACAGGCGTGCCAGCGGGGTCATCGACCGTCATGACGAGGTCGGTTTCAAGCGGTAGCGTGTCCTCGGTCAGGTTCGTGATTTTCGTGTCTGCCATTACTGATCCTCCATGACGATCTTGTCGCCGCTCTCGAGGAGCACGTGCGACCTGTCCTCGAGCATGAGGAACAGCGGGTATATCTGTTTCCACGCGTTGCCCTCATTGATGTACAGGGCGCTGATCACACGCCACGCGTGTGCGACGTTCAAGCGCGACGCTCCCCATTTGATTGCTTTCCAGGTGTCCGCAATGTTGATCGCCGCCAACATTGGCAGGTATACGGTGAAATACGCACTCACCGTGAACGTGTGGATCGTGTACAGCCCGTCCACGGTGATCGTGCCGCCGACTCCCAGCAGACTGCCGGTGAGGTAGCGGATGATGACGATGCCCGAACCGCCCTGGAGCCCATGACCCCCGCCGCCACCGCCACCGCCTGTATGGGGAGTGCCTGGCGTCTCGTTATTGGTGTTGTTGCCCCCATGACCCCCGCCGCCCTGACCACCCGCGCCAATCGTTCCAGCGATCGTGACGCCGCCGCCGCCGCCGCCTGCGTAGTAGACCGCTGTGCCCGAAATGGAGCACTCAACGCCGTCACCGCCTGCGCCTGCGACACCTACGTTGCTGTCGCCACCAGGGGCACCTGCGCCGCCGCCGCCGCCGCCAGAACCACCGCCTTCTTGGTTCCTGCCGATGTGGTCTCCGCCGGCATGCCCCTGTCCCGCGATGCCATCCGCTCCCAGAGCGCTTCCACCATTTGTCCAGTAGTTCGCGCCGCCGCCACCTGAGCCGCCGATGGAGGCAGGCGCAACATAGTCTCTGTTGGCCCCGTGGCCTCCAGCCTTTGCAACCAGGGTGTCGAAGACACTGTCCTGACTCCCTACTCCAACAACGACGTGATATTCCTTGACCGTGACTGCATGTGCAGCTTCATACAGCAGCCCGCCACCGCCGCCGCCGCCGCCACCGTTGGAGCCGCCATAGCCACCACCGCCAACAACCAGCACTTCGACTGTGTTCATCTAGGCCACATAGTTGACGAACAGCGTGCCGATCGGGGTGGTTTCAGCTGACGGTGGTCCGACGGTGCCGTAAACGACATTTACTGCCTCGGGGAGGGTCGCTAGTCCATGATTTGCTGTGATGAGAGCGCCGGTCATGGTGCCGCCGGTTTTCGGCAGGAAGTTTGTGGTGTTCGTCGGCTGCGCGGTCACCTGCTGTGATATGCTTTCATCAGCCCGAGGTGTAGCACCGAAGGATATCTGCAAGTTCTCAACGCCCGACTGCAATCCGGCAAGGACTCGGGCATAGTCGAACTCGAAGCTGTTGACCTCGAGGGTTGCCAGGCCGTCCATCGTGTGCGTCACCTGGTAGATGTCCATGACTTCGTCGATAGACTTGCTTGGGATGATCACGCGCACGGACCGCTGTGGCGTCCAGCGGGCAGGCACGTCCTGGACGACGATGGACCCAGCGTACTTTGGGACCTTCTTGTCCGCGACGATCGCCTGGGCCAGCGAGTAGGCGTAACTGCTTTCGGTCACGCCCGTCGCGTAGATGACCTCGGGGTGCTGTCCGTAGAGGAGGACCGAGGCATCATCCTGCCATGTCACGGGTAGCCCGGACGTCGGGGCCAGGAAGTAGAGGCCATCAACCCACGCTGACCCGCCGGTGATGGTGAACTTGATGCTGATGAGGGTGTCGGTTGGCGTTCCTGTCGTCAGCATCGTGGCCAGCGTTACTTCTGTTTCGCTCCAACTGCTGTTCGTAGCGTCGAGGGCCTGCAGGTAGGAACCGCCTTGGCAGATGATCTCCACTTGGCTGATGTGGCCTTTGTAGAAGAAGTGCAGCCGGTCATATTGGCTGATGTCCGACGCGTCCTCGACCTTGGCTGTTCCCGCGCCGATGAAGCGAATGCATCCCTTGCCCACGCGGTTGTCGTTCATGACGGTGCCGCCCGCCGAGAGGAATGCCTGTTGGTCCAGGGCCTTTGTCGCGCCCGTGCAAACCCAGGTGGTGTTTGGTGCCGTCATGAGTCCGGAGAAGAGGCCGAATGAAAGCATCTGCAGGGTATCGCTGACCGTGCCAAAGACGTCTGAACCGGTTGCCGACCAATACCAGAAGTTGCCGGCTGCTGACGGTCCCATGCCTAGGGTGTAGTAGTCATTGACGGTCGCCACTGTTTCGACGAGGAACACGACGCGGAAGGTGTAGAACGTGCCCGCCCCGAAGACGACGGCCGGATCGAAGGACAGGGTGTTCCAACCGACGCTCGGGGTGATGGTGCCAATCAACTGGAGTGGCTGCCCGTATTCGCTGGACACGACGTAGACTTTGATGTTGCCGGGCGTGCCGTGGATACTGTCAACATAGAAGTCGAGTTGGTCTACGGCCTCCGTGATTGGCGCCATCATGACGGACACAGCCTCGCACGTGGGATCGTAGTCGCCGTCGCTCATCCAACCCTGGCAGATGATCGCGCCGTCGGACCACTTGCCGTTGATGGCGCCTGGCAGGACGAAGGTCGTCGCGGTCTTGCTCGCGTAGTAGACGAGGGCGTAGCCGTCGATGAGCAAGAGTCCTGCGTCCTCGAAGCCCGTCGTGTCGCCAACGTGCAGGTGATCTTCATTGACGCAGTCGGAACTCAGGGTCGTGACCGGCCCTGTCTGGAACAGGCGAACCTCGCGCGCCGCGCCCGGTATTCGAGCTTGCGCTGCATAGTCGGCATACCACGTCTTAGCTGCCGTGCCAGGCGCTATGGGAGGTGGTTCTGTCCAGTCCTCACCATAGGGATAGCGGCGCGGAAAGTAGTACATGAGGACGTAGTTCGTGATGTCGTCGACTGACCCCTTCTGGACCGTCTCCGAGACGATGTTGACCCCTTCCTTGACCGCCCCCAGGTCCTGCGTGATGACGCTGATGGGCTTGAAGAAGAAGGCGTTCATCTTGTCGTTGATTTCGTCGTACCCGATCCACATGACGAACTGCGTGTCCTTGCAGATGTCCTGGAGGAGCTCCCCGACCTTGCGATGGCTGACGTTGACCAAGCCATACGTCGTGCCCGTCGCTACAAAGTTGTCATCGTTGACGTAAACGTCCGCAAAGAGCGCGGTGTTCAGGGCTGCGAGGACCGCCTTGACGATGACCGACGCCTCACCGACCTGATCCGGCATCTCGGGCAGGATGCAGTTGAAGAGTTGGGTGAGCAGGGACCGCGCCGTGATGGTGGTCCTGCCGTTCGCGTACTCGACTTTCACAGCCTGCAGGGGATAGAGTGCCCGCTTGCCTGCCTGATCATGCGTGAGGACAACCGTGTCACCGTGAACGATGTCGGTTGCGCCCGCTATGACGATCGTGGCGGCCGTGGCCGGAGCGTTTCGCGCCTCGCTGACGGTTGCCGACAAGACGTTTTCGAGGATTTTGTAGGCCATTATGCGACCTCGGAATACGCGCGCCAGCGCTGCTTGCTGCTTGTCTGGAGAACGCTGTCGGCCGTATCGGTTGCCCCGGTCGTGTTCGTGCCCCGTACCCGCACGTGGTACGTCGTGTCGGCTACCAGGCGCACGGCTTTCGTGACGACGGTCTTGACCGCTGGGTTGCCGGCGACTGCCGCCGTGGTGCCGTAGTCTGTCGTGGCTCCGTAGTGGAACTCGACGGCGGTAGGAGAGCCGCCAAGGTCACTGATGTACGCCCGCAGGAGCCAGATGGCCGGGTCCTCGGTCGGGTGTGGTGCCAGCAGCTGGATCGTCGGCACTGGCATTCTATCTCCACGTGTCGCGGTAGGTAATGACGACCTTGGTTGCTACGGCGGTGACGCCCGTGATGGTGAAGGTGAAGGTCGTCGCGCTCGCAGGAACCTTCGGATAGTCGCCGCTCATGAGGAGTGTTACTTCATCGGCATTGTCGAGCGCCTTCCAGTCGGTAATGACCAGCACGTGCCCGACGGCATATGTTCCGGTCAGGGTCAGTGTCCGGACGCCATCCGAGATCGTCAGGGCCGTGATCTGCGTGCCGATCGTGATAGTGAAGATGGGGCTGGCCGCCCGGTTGCCGGCATTGGGGACTGCCGCAGTTCCCGCGACGGAATGCAGGGTCGAACTCAGCGCGTCCGCGTCGCACACCAAGTCGAGGTCGACTGGCCAGAGGTCGAGCCACTCCCGGCGTACCTCATGCCCTACGTCGATCGTCAGGCGGTAGGACGTCCCGCTGTCGATGGACACCTTGTACACGTCTGGCAGATGTCCCAGGAGGGCGTCGCGTGTCGCTGTCGTTTTCATGAAGGTCGAGAAGGCAATGCGCGCCTGGTAGCCCTGCTCTGTGCTCACCACGTGGTTGCTGTACGGAACATGGTCAGTGATGACCGTGCGCTCGTAGCGGATAGCCAGGGCCTCACTCTCCGAGACCTCGGTATAGTCACTCCCGCCCGTGCCCCAATAGAGTCTTACCATCGGCCACCTCTTAGCATGCCAAGCAGTTCCTTGTCGTGGTGCTGCAGTTCCAGGCGGATCGCTGGGATGTCGCTGGCGCCATTGATGTTGTAGGTGACGTTGACCGGCATATTGCCCATCCGCGCAGCGAAGGCCGCCGCCTGCGATTGAGGCACAACGAATTCGGGTTCGCGCTCGGCGATCGCCGCGATGTGAGGCGTCGTGAAGTACCCGCCGGCAGCATGGGCAATCATCGCCCGACCACCGCCTCCCCCGCCCGTTACCGGAGCCACCGGGATCGTCGTCCCGATAAGCGTGTTGAGAGCATCTATTGCCCTTTCCAACCCAGCATAAACCGAATCGCCTATCTGCGTGCCAAGCGCCTTCCATTCCCCTAACCTGCCCTGGAGCATGGCCATGATCTCGCCCTGCGTCTTATTGGCCAGCAACTTCTCCGCTTCGGCATCTGCATTGCGATGGGGTTTCAGGTTGTCATAGTAGGCTTTGACCGAGGTGATCCGGCTGTCATAAGAATCCTGTGTGGCCGTCACCTGGTCCTTGAGCACTTGCAGGTCCGACGCAGCTACGGTCTGCGCTGCCTTTGTCTGCGCGTCCCAGAAGTCAGAGGCCGCCGCACGCTGCTTTCTGAGGCCCTCGAGCTGGTCGCTGTAGGCTTCATCTGCCAATTCCTTATCCAGCGCCTTCTGTGTCTTCAAGCGTTCCTCTGCCGTCGTCGCACTAGCGACATCTGCCCGCAGGCCAGCAACACGCTCTGCCCGTTCGGTTGCCGCATGTGCATCCTGCAAGGCCTGAATCTGCGTGTCGAAGATCCCGAGTGCCGCATCTTTCTCAATCGAAATGTTGTTGAGGGTCGTCTCGAGTTGTCTGTTCCGGGCATCGATCTGATCGTTGATGGTGTCGATCGCCGTGTCGCGTTCTGATTCAAGGGCCGAGACCGCCGCGTCCTCTTGTGTCGAATAGTTGTCGATGATCGCTTGCGTCAGGGCGCCCTGCACGTCCTTCTGCTTGTCCGCATAGTCACCCAGGGCATCGATATACGCGTCGTAGGTGTCCTTGACGTCTTGGATCTGCTTGGCATTCGCGTCGTCCCACGCCTTTGCAGCCTTGTCGGCCGCCTCTTTCTCGGCCGTAGCCTTGGCCTCTGCCGCATCGGCGTAAATCTTCTTGGAGGCTAGCGCGTAATACTTCTCGGCATCCAGTTTCTTAGCGCCACCAGCGATCATCGCTGCGACTTCTTTCTCGAGGTCATAGATCTGATTCTGGACTGCGGTATGGGTGAGTTTGTAGATCTTGTCCCCGAGATCCGAACTGACCTTAGCGACCTTCTCGGCATTGGTCTTTGCCGCGGCCAGTGCCACATCGGCCGCTGCCTTGTCTGCTGCGGTCTTGGCATCCCGCTGCTGTTTCTCGGCCGCTGCTATCCGATCCGCCGCATCTATTTCTGCCTGCGCCTGTTTGTTGTAGGCAGCGCCCCGCACCGCTGCGATTTCGTCATAGACCTTCTTCTCGAGGGGCACGCGTTCTTTCGCGCGGGCAGCCTCGTAGTCGGCGAGTACCTTCACTGAGGCACCGTCCTGTTTCCGAAGGGCGATGCCGTTGGCCGTCAGCGCGTCAAACGCCTCGAGCTGCTTCTTGTAGATCTCAATGTTCGTGGCCGAGGCATCGGCCGTCAACGTCATGGACTCCTTGAAACGTTTCCATGCGGTCGTCGCCAGGATAACGACGGCCGTCAGGGCGGCCACTGCAATCATGATGGCGCCCAACGGCGTAAGAGCCAGGACCCCATTCGTTACCACCAATATGGCCTTCAACGCGCCCAAAGCGATAGTGATGCCACTAACAATGCCCGTCACTACCTTGAAGGCCAGGAATGCCCCTAGAACGGCCCCAAGGACGGCCGTGATCGCCGTCCAGTTGTCTGCGATCCATGTGGCGATATTCCCCAGCCAATTGAAGACGACTTTAGCGCCGGTGAAGAAAGCGGCCAGCGCCTTGCCCACCTTGTCGGCCCATTCCTGGAGTTGTCCGCTTGCCTGCCATTCCTCAATCTTGGCGATCACCTCGGTGACACCCTTCTTGAAGAGGTCAAAGAACGAACCGACGCGAATCGTACCATCAGAAGCGAACCCAGCGACGGTTCGCAGGGCATCTTCCATCGCATCTTTGACGCGGATGACCAACCCATTCAGACTGTTTGACTGGAGAAGGGCGCCATCCTTGAACCGCTTGTCCATGAGGGAGAGCAACGCCTTGCTATAAGCCTGTTCATTGACAATCTGGCCTTTCTGGTTCGTAATCTGAATCCCCTGCTCGGTTGCCGCGCCCTCTGCGAGGACTGCTGCCTTCGTGATACCATAGGAAGCCAGCGCTTTGACACGGCCCTGTAGGAAGGCACCAAAGGCCTCAGCAGCCTCCGTAACATCCTTGTTCGTGGCCGCAGCCATATTGGCAACTTGCGGGAGCACACTCTGCGCACTCTGTCCGAACTTTGTGAGGGCTATCGTCGCCGCAAGCAACTGATCGTCGGTGAACGGCGTCTTGCCCGCCAGGGCCAACGCATTAGCCACGGCCTCGCCCGCCGCCTTGCTACTACCCATGAGCGTCGTGAGCGAGAGTCTGTACTGTTCGATCACCTTGCCGGAGGCAAATGCAGCGGTCCCCCCAGCAGCAAAGGCAGCAACGGCCGCAATCCCGACAACCTTAAGGGCTCGGCCAATGCCATCCATCACCGGTTCAAGGCCCTTCGTCTCCTTCTGGAAGGCCTTGAGTTGCTTGGAGACCTTCGTGATCTCCTGCTCGAACTCCGCAGAGTTCGCGCCAATCTGCACAATCAGTTTTGCCAACGTCGACATTTCATCACCTCCTTTTCGCCAGACGTCTTACCAACAACCGGCATCCAGGAGCAGAGAATAGTCTCTGCTCCCGATGCCGACGTACATTGTTGTTGCCAGATAGTTCACGTTAGGCTGAGGCCCTCGCGACGTGAATCAGATAAGTCTTGGAGACCTTCCCTGTTTCCTTGACCACGATGGTGACGTCTGTAATTGATCCGGCTGCGCCCAGAGCGATGGCGCTCGAAGGAGCACCGGTTGCAACGACAGCCCCATTGACGGTGATGACCCCGGCCGTAGCCGTCGGCGTGAGAGTAACCGAAGTCGCGCCCGTTGCCTGGTTGTTCACAAAGGTGCCTGGTGTGCCCGAAGCAACTGGTACGTTGAGTCCAGCAGCCGAGAAGACGAAGAAGGGCGTGGTGAGACCGGCAGAAAGGGTCTCGTTCAACGTAACTGCACCAGATATCTTCATGGTAACTTCGAACCCGACTGCGTCGCCCTTTGCGGTGAACGGAGTGACGCCAAATTTCAGGACAACCGCCGAGAAGCCGAAGCTTGCGCCCCAAGCGGCCGGGAACGTGATGGTATAGGCATGGACCAATCCGTCTGCCTGATCCGCCAGAAGCAGGACCTGTCCGGGGTCAGCGAGAATCAGATTGCCGGTGATCTTGACGTCGTCGCTCGACCTCATGCCGCCGATGAACTCAGCCATGCGCCCAAGACTGTCGTGGTTCGTGACATCGATCGTCTCACTGTTGAACGTTGGCGGAGTGAGGGAAGTGATTTCTGCAACGGGCACAATGCCCCGGAGCAGGCTTACACCGAACGAAGTTTGCGCTTGAGACATGTTATCTCCTCATGAATTGTTTATGCAGGCGAACGTGGCAGCACTCTTGCTGTCCATATTGCGACCGGTCTTCATCAGTTCAGCACCCGTTTGCCACCATAGGCATCGGTCAACAGGCCAGCGATCGCCAACATTTGTTCTGCCGTCTGTCCTTTTTTCATTGGCCTGTCATAGATCAGGAAATCTCCCAACTCGACAGGATCGGTGTCAGCACTTCGGAACATGTTGACGATGAGGTTACAGAGTTTCGCCGACTGGTAGTCATCGGAGACCTCCCTTCTGTGCTCTCGACTGTCATATGCTTTCCATAGTTCCTGCCATTCCAGTGGAGTACAGGTTACAAAGTCGTCGGAGGTGAGGGAGAAGAGGACGCGCCCGATGGCCCAGAGCTCTGTGGCCCCGGGCTCGAGGCGTTTGGGTCGGCGGCCTCCGTGTCCTTGCCAGCTTTCATCGCCTGCTTACCGTACACTTCCACGACCGCCACCATGAGGAGCGGATAGGCGGCGAAATCCAACTGTGCCCCGAGGTCCTCATAGGTGAGTTCGCCGGGCTGCGGGATATCCTTGCGCCCCTGTGGTCGGGCAACTACGTCCTCCCAGTGTGCCAGGGCATAGACGGCAGCCGTCAGGTCGGCGATCATGTCCTCGGTCCCGACCCTGTCCTTCGCATCGAGAATCGAATCAGGATCCACAATCTCATCCGGTGGCAGGTCCGCTACGGGAACCCCGAGCGCCTCGGCGTGCGCTTCATTGACCCTTCTGACCGCCATGCCCACCTGAAACTGATGCTGCAGGAGGGTAATCAGATCATTGATGGACTTGTGGGTAATTGCCTTGTACCAGCCCGGGGTAGAGAGCGTCAATCGCAAATGCCGGACAGTTCCGGCGATCTCGATTGGTACGTTTTCAACAGTTGAGAAGTCCATCATTAGCCTCCTATGTCAAATAGTAGATCGTGAAGTCGGTGATCACCGCGAAGAGTGCGGTGGCTGAATCGTACATCGGAATCGTATTCTCCACCTGGACTGGTCGCACGTCAGGATTAGTCGCTGGCCAAGTTTCGAGTGCGGCCGTAACCTGCACATTAATCGCCTTGGCTCCGAGAAGCGACGCAGCATACGATGAGATCTGCATGCGCGGATGCCTCAGACCGTTCTGACCATCATGGGTGTAGTCCGGAATGTCGTCAATCTCCTGGAAAACCACATACGGCACGAGAATGCCCTGCGCTATGGTCACTGCGGCAATATGCGCCGCAGGCACGAGAGCAATCAATGAAGCATACGTGCTCAGTCGTGTGAAAAGGGCTGCATCGAGGTCCGTCACAGTTTGATGTTCTCCAATTCCTCATTCAAGGTCGCAACAAAGATGTCGATAAGCTTCTCCTTCTCCGCATCCATCGTCGGGCGCATCATCGGGTGCGCGGGTGTCGTCGGAAAGCCGAATTCCTGTGCCATTGCGACGGCCGTCTTGGCCTTGTTCGGGCCCACGTTGATCACCTGATTCATTCCATCGGCATGGACCGCGCCCGCTGAGAAGCTATTTTTGAGCCTTACCCGCGGATTGTCCTTGCCGACGTAGGTCGCCCGTTCGATCTTGACCACTAGATAGGCAGCTGCATTCCGCAACGCCTCGTTGATCTTGAACTTGGCAACGCGCGTCGACAGCGATTTCAGCTTAGCATCGCACTCATTAAGGCCTTGGACATCCAGAGTGATGAAGTTTCTCACGCCGCAATCTCCTTGCAGAGTAGTACCATGCTCTCGTGCCTGCTTTCATAGTCAATAATCGCATCGATCCCATAGATGTGCGTTCCATAGACCACTTGCATGGCCGTCGTAAGCGTGGCCAAGTAACGGATCGTCACCTGCACAGACACCTCGCTCTGCGCCTGCTTGGCCGCAAACAACTGCCGTCCGGAGAGGGGTTCAACAGCAGCCCAGACAGTCGCAAGGGTCGTGAAACCGGCAACCGGCTGACCATACGCATCCTGCGCCGTCGAGGACTGCTGAATCATAACGCGACGGTTCAGAATGCCTGCGTCCATCTACAGATACCAGTGGTACAGGGCCAGTAAGGCCTCAACAGCATGCGGCAACGCCGCTATCGTAGCACGTGAACCGCTCAGAATCGATGACCGGTTTCCATACCATTCCTCAATCAAAAGCAGCATGGCCTGCGTTAGCGGCCCCGGAATCTTGGCCGCAGTACCATAGCCGGCGACAAAGGTAATGGTGATTGGGTAGCCGGAGGAGGCGACCGTCGGCCAACTGAACGCGGATGACCGTTCAATGGTCCCGGGATCCCCGGGTGTTACGACGTACTCGGTCGGCGCGAGCGTCCGCAACACGTTATTCGCGTCCAGATAGGTGATGGTCGCTGACTGTAATGGAGGCCGAGGCACAATAACCTTACGGCCCCAGGCCCCATGAGACAGTCTGCTCCATGATCCACTGAATAATGTATGCCAGTTGACATGCTGCCATGTCCACGTTTGGGTAAGAAGCGCCCGCCCCGTGGTCTCTTCGACATACGCTCGAGCGGTCGCAATCAGGCTGGCAATATTCGGATCCTCATCACTCGTCTCGACGCGCGTCTGAACTTTTGCCTGGGCCAATGTGATCGGCTCTGCGCCCGGAGCGACGCCCGTCACATAGAGACACGTCCAGGAAGCCGAGACCAACGTAGCCAGACTATCCTGTACGCCAAGAGAAGTGCCAATCGTATCGAACCATTCAATGCGCACTTTCCACGTGCGCCCGGCAGCGGCCGTCGCCTTAACATAGACGGAGAAAGCATAGGCCAGAGCGGCGGTTACCGCGGTATATGTTGCTCGGATCTGTGCGTCGCCCGCTGCCAGAGCAATCAACTTGAACGATGCCGCACCCGTATAGAAGGCAGTTGTATCCCGCGAGAGTGTACCGTTGATCGCCTCCATGCCCGTCGTGTCGGTCTCGGCGCCCGCCTGGTTGGGCGTCAGCAGGTTAACCGCGCTCGCGGCAGCCGCCAAGGCAAGTGCGTCTGCCGATAGAACCTCGTCCGCCAATGCGCCCACCAGGACGGCAGACACCTTGCAGGTGACCGTCGCCGTTGGGGCTACCGAGAGCAACAGGATATCAGTTGGCATGGTTAGCCAGCGATCGCCTTGGCAGCCGCAGCAATCTCCGGATCGTCGTTATGGGTTAAGAAACTGCGCACATATTCAGGATCCTTGGCGAAAATCTCCGATAGTTTCTCGCCCTTGTGTTTTCCGAACGTAAGGACCAGATCCAAAACCTGGACTGGCGCCCGCGTTTCAACCGGCACAGGAATCGGTTCAGCAGGCGCCAACATCGCAGTCTCGACGATAGTGCCGCCAACGGCCACCGTATAGCGACCATCATTGCCCCCAACGAGCACGGCGGCATGCGATTGAATCAGCGCACGCCCTTGTTCAGCAGAAACTTCAAGTTCCAGACCCGCAGGCCAGTTCCCGAGGGGACCAGCAGCGTGTGTTACCATACGAATAAGCACATCAGCCTCCAATCAGGGCATAGAACCGTCCCGTATGGGCGTCACCGCCCGCGGCAATCGCAACCTTCACACGATCGTCGGCGATAAAGACCGGCTCTCTGACTGCCTGGCCCGAGGCAATATAGACGGCGACTGCGCCCGCTACGTCATGTGTGGCGACTCGCGGATAATAGACCGCGGCAGCATTCAGGTCGGTAAGGGTCACGATCGCCTCGCCCGTCCGTTCGACAGTTACCGTGACGTCGACGCCATCGGTGAAGTCAGTTTTCACATAGCGCACCGCCAGGACGCGGCCAGTGGCAATAGGCGTGTAGCCCGTGCCCGCGCCGCCGGTGGCAGTCGTGATTATTCCCGTATCATACCATTGCGCATACAAAGTAGCCTCCTGATCCAAATTCTTTCACTGGGCGAGACGGCCTAGGACCATCGCGCCCAGTGAAATTCCAACTAACCTCCGACGTAACTGTCAGCCAACGCCGTGTAGGCGTAGGATCCTTCGGCCGAAACGATCCTGTAACTGCAGCCGCGATAGGTGTGATTGGTGACCGTCATGGTTAACGCGTTCGTCAGAACGATGGTATCAAACAGTAGGAGATACCCATCGGTTCCAACGGTCGTTAACCCGCCTGTGAGAGCACTGTTCTTGAGGGTGATCACGTCATCCGCGTTCGTGACGGTGAACTTGACCAAACCCTCAATCTCGTCGCAGTCAGACAGGTATAGGCGGATAGCATTGGCCGCCTGGCCGCCCACGACCGTGATTGAGTCGCCCGCACCGGCATTATCAAACTCGATCGGAACGTGTTGCCAGAGTGCGCAATGGTCACGCCCTCCATGTTGACAAGAAAGGTCCCAGTAGCTGCTGGGTTGATACTAACAACCGCAGCCGTGCTGAGTGGAGCGCTGAGAACAACTTCACCTAGGGCTTTGATGCTCAGATAGTTGATGTTCGGCCAGGTGATCATCGCGGCTTCGGCATATTCTCCCCGTATCATGTAAATAGTTGCGCGGGTTGCTGTGACAAGCGTCAAGGCTTTCGTCAAGGTTGCTACTGGACTAATCCACGAACCGGTGCCCGTCGTATCGGAACCGTATGTAGCAACCACAATAATTGTCGAATCAGGAACATCTAAGGAAGCCCCCGATTCAAGCACTAGTCTATCGGGGCCCTCCTTGTGAAGTTTTGCAGTGTAGTCACCAGCAACAGTCATTTACTACCTCCGAAAGGGGCGCTCATCGCGCCCCTAATAGCTCAGGCTAGGCGTTTGCCGGCGTGACGAGGACGGCAGATGACAGGCAACCGGTGGTCAGTGCAACCTGGGTCGCGGGCATCTTGCCCCTGCCGCGGAGGACAACCATGCCACAGATGACGGCACTGGCAACAGCCGGCGTCATGGTGAACTTGATGTAACGCAGTGTGGGTCTGTGAACCTCGAGCACCTGGCAGATACCCGAAATGGGAGTCGCAGGGACAGTATAGGTGATATCCCCGGCATAGGCAGTGGCAGCAGCACTAGATGCGGCGCCCCCGAATGCTTTGAGATTGAGTGTCCCCGTGGCAAGCAGAGTACCGTAGGACGCAATCGCAACGGCCCAGTCGAATCCCGCCATATCCAAGACGGCAGATGAATAGCCGGTCGTTCCAGCGGCATAATAACCGAGTTCCTGTGTGATGATGTTGTTATTGAGTATTCCCTTCATGTCAGGCTCCTATGAACCCAGCTGAACACGAACGAAGGCGGTGGAAAGGCTAGGTTGACCATCCGACCAGACTTCGCTGTACATGGCAGTCTGGCCTGATCCCGCATACTTCTCGCGGGCGACGAGAATGCCGATGGCGTCAGAGTCAACGATCCGGTAGCCAGCCTTCCAGTTGCCGAGAATGCCGACGTAGAGGTTGGCCTGGAAGACGTGCGGGACGTACTCCGACTCGTGGAGAGGCAGACCGAGCAGGGTATCCGGGGCACCAGGGACGATGGATCCGTACCAGATGTAACGGCCTTCGCCGTCCTTCATCTTGGCAAGATTGAGAACCGCCTCGGTGTTGAACGCCCACTGTGCGACCCGGCGGTGTGCCTCGGCCAGCCCATACTTGGCTGCCATAAGGCCGTCAAGTGTGAAGGCCGTGGCGGTATTGCCCGTGGAGATGTCGCGGTCGGTGTTGATTCCGTTGGCTGATGCGATGAACACGCCCAACGGCTGGTCTGTACCAATGCCATTGAAATATCCGTTCTCGAATGCCTTGGCGTTCTTAGCGGCGAAGCGCTCGCGCACCCACGCCTCCACGTCGACACTTGAGTTGCGGATCAGGGCATTCGAAACTCTGATGAACTTCCGCAGCACATGAGGCTGCAGGACGCGCTTGCCGAACTTAGCAGCAGTGTCCTCGGCGGCCTCAGTCGTCTCTGCCGTCCACTCGGCGTCGGAAACGTCCGTATCCACCGTCGGAATACCGATGGAATCGGTTCCGGTGATCGTCTCCACGCGAGCCAGGCCGCGAATGAACACGGCGGCATCGATGTCCTGGATGAGTTCATTCCTGAACCCCTCGGGCACCAGATAGCCGCCACCGGGTTCGGAACTCTGGGTCAGACCGCGGGACTCGGCATCACTCAGATGCCCGGTTCGCAGGTACTTCCCGAATGCGGCACGAGCATCTTTCTGTGCTATGTCCGTGCTCACGTCGATGTGGACGTTGCCCGCGGCGAAGGTCGGCTGCGGTTGAAGCAATCCGGCCTCTTCTCTCTCGAGCGCGGTACGCATGTCTGCATCCGCTCTCAACTTCCCGACGTCGACCATGATCTTGTCGTAACTGGCGCGTTCCTCAGCGGTCATATCCCGCTTCTCGATGTCCGCCAGATCGACAAGCGCGCGCGCGTTGGCAATAAGCCCGGCACGCTTCGCTAGAATGTCTTTTACGGTCATTTCGCTACCTCCTGGGTAGTCTCACGTGTCGAGCTCTGCAAGCCTCAACTGTTCCCGCAACACAGAGGTTGGGGTCATAGGTTCAGTTATGGGTTCAGGCTGCGCCCCAGGGCGTAGACCTTGAGTGGCACGATAGTCGTTCAACACGTCCTGACCGGAACGGACGGCACAATCGGTGGTCGGATAAGCCGGATAGGTGACCGGAGAGACGTCAAACAGTTTGACTTCCTGGATGGTGCGGATAAGGTTCTTAGGATCTGTCTGATCCCAGGCCTCCTTCGTCACCTGGAAGGCAAAACTCATCTGGTTCACGTCCCCGCGCTGCATAGGCGTCAACACCATGTCCTTGATGAGCTGCGTCTGCGGCACATCGATCTCGACGGCGAGACCCTTCTCGTCCTCAGCAAGCCGCAGGGTCTTCGGGGTCCGCCCGAGCACGTAGTTCTCGTCATGGTTCCAGAGAGCTCGAACATCGTCGCGCTTGATCGCCTGCTTGAAGGCACCCTTGGCGATAATCTCGCTGAACCAGCCCCCAATGTCGGTCGCCGTATCAAAGACAGCGGCATGTCCGGTGATCATCGGGTTCACACCGTCGCCCTCGCGGTACTCACAGGGCACGGTCCGGCGTTCGATTTTCTCATCGGCAAAGGTTTTCAACTCTGGCGGTTCGAGATCTGCATCTTTCAGGTGCGCCGCCAAATGGTTGTAGACCCCTTGCCGGTCCGCATCCGGGATCGTGGTGCCGCCGCGCCCGCCGTTCAACACGGCAATGCCCGCTCGACAGGCCGTGATATTTGCTGCTCCGATTGTTCCATCAGCATCCACCTCATGGTTGATAAACTTGTAGGCGGCCTTGGTCTTAGGATCCCCCTCGGGGTCCTGCCAGGCAAACGCTCGCTGGTAGTATACCTCATCCTGGTCCAGTTTGAGATTGGCCTTCGCCGCCGAACCATCCCATGACGTGTCCGAGGTCGGCGTGTGGTGCACAGGTAATGCCTTGCGCAATTCAACTGTCGTATCCATCGCTTACCTCCTGCCTGCAGTATACACTTCTTCACATTGGGTTCAATGGCATAGATCAATCTGCGCGTTGACGGCTTCCAGGATATCAGAGGCAACCGAAGCCGTTGATTGCTGCGGCCGTTCGGCATACCAGATCTCGAGGGCCCGGCCCGGATCCTGAAGGTCATCCTGTGCCCGGCTGACAACGGACAAGAGTGCGGCCTGTTCTGACTCGACGTATCGCCTTGATTGAACCGCTGCGAAGACCTTTCCAATGGACTCGTCGACGTCCTTGCCTTCACCGACTGCACGGATGTGCGCAAGCATAGGAGCCGCAAGGCGCTCTGTCAGCAGAGTTTGGAATCCTGCAGCCATGTATTGAGTGACCCACTGGGTAAATCCCACAACTCCCGATGATTCAAGGGCCTTTCGGCCTTCTGTCAGAACATCGTGCGCTTCACGCTTCCTGACACCCGCCATGACATCGGCCACGATCGGGAGCAACAAGCTCCTGATATTCGGCGGAACGGTCATGTTGAGCGGTTCGAGATACCGGTCGCCCGCTGTGCCGATGCCGTTCATATTCTCCATGCTCCGGACATCGTTCACCGATAGCCAACCCCAGTTGCGACCGAGCGCATATGCGGCACTGCGAGAGGCAGTATCCCCCCTCAGCAACCCGTCCAGTGCGAACTCCGCAAAATATGTCTGGCGATCCTGCTCCTGGAATAGACCACTCAGTTCCTGTTCGATATTCACGGCCCAAGATCGCACCGTGTGCTTCTCGAACTGAATATCCAGGTTCTCAACGTTGCTGAAGGTGGAATGTTCCAAGTCTCCAATCAGGTGCGCCGGCACCCGATAGATCGAAGCGATCTCCTCACGCGTGAACTTGCGTGTCTCGAGAAACTGCGCGTTCTCCGGAGGGATCCCGATAACCTTGACGTCCGCTCCGCCCTCGAGGACGGCCGTCCGATGCGCATTCGTCAGGCCGGCATGCGTTGCGTCCCATGCTTCCGCTATCTTTTTGGCTCGTTCTGCGTTGCCCGTGGTGCCCGGAAGGGTCAGCGCCACACTCGGGTTGGCATTGTTCGCAAAGAATGCAGCCCCATACTGGAGCGTCGCCAGGGCAAGACCTAGCGTTTCCCGCGCCTTGTCAATCGGCGAATAGCCCATAATGCCATCAAACGACAGACCGCGCAGGTGCAGGACGCGGTAGTCCGGCAACTTCACCGTGGATCCATCGGGCATCGTGTAGATGTAGGTCAGACTCAGATCAGGGTTCTGCCAGATCTGCATCTTGTCGGGCCGGAGCAACCAGAGGGCCAGGGTACGCCCGGCACCATCCAGCTGAATTTCCGAATAGGAGTTGCCCCAACCGAGTAGGTGGCTGACGGCTGCATTTCGCCAGGCAAATGAGGTCATACGCGGGTTCACTTTGTCATGAAGTAGGCCGTACAACGGATGATCTATCGCCCGCTCCTTGCCGTTGCTCGTGCGCCGGTAGACGTGCAAGGGGAGTGAGGCGATCGTCGATGACAGGAGATCGATGCACGAGTAAACGGTGGTCAGCGTCAGTGCCGTTTTCTCCGTCACGACAACGCCAGAAATGGCGGTCTGGGCACCCATAAAGTCTAGGAACTCTGGATCGGTTGACGTCAATTGCCACGATCTCTTCAAGCGTTGCAAGAAGTTCATCATTTCCCTCCCGCCACGAAGATATCGTGGGTTGCGTAGTAGTCATCCTGATTCGGCTCAGCCAATAGATGCGCGTGCTGCGCATCGCCCCATGCCACGACGAGGTCAATCTTTGCGGCATTGTTTCGCTTGACCGGCTTGATATTCTGGGCCTCATCCTCAACGATCGAAACGTTATCGAACATCCAGCGCAGTACGGGGTTAGTCGGGATGTCGACCTTGGCCGACAGGATCAGGCGCTGGATATCCTTGCACGCCGGACTCATCGTCTTGAATCCCTGGCGCGCCTCGAGCACGTTCCAACCATCCTTCTGCAGATCGTTGGAAAGTTGCGAAAAGTTCCAGGGATCGCCGACGACGTCATTGCACTTGGTCGCCTCCCGTCGCTTCTCCAGGTACGACCGGATGAAGTCATAGTCGCAGATGTTCCCGGGCGTCGTCTGAATGTACCCTTGTTTGACCCACAGATCGTAGGGCACGTGGTCGGCCTTGGCGCGCGCCTCAAGGTTCTCCGCGGGAATGAAGGCCATCGGCACAAGGTTCCACTGGCCATCCGGCTTAAGCGGCGCCCATACCTCCATCAGCCCCACAAGGTCGATCGTCTTGGCAAGGTCCAGCCCGATGTAGCAGACCCGACCTGCGATCTCGAAGGCCGTGTTCTTGACGCACTTGTCATAGAACGCCAAGTCCAGCCAGCGCACACTCTGTTGGGTCCATTGGTTCAAATACCAGCGGCGGAAAGCATTCTGCTTCGCCGGATTGTTTTGAGCCTCGCGGCATTCTCCAGCCAGATAGGACTCCGGAACCGTAACGCCCAGCGACGGGTTTGCCTTGTACCATGTCGCGGGCAATGTCCAGTCGTCGCCCGGGTCGGCCTCATAGATGACCGTGAAGAACGTCGGGTCTTCGATGATCCCGGCAGCCACGCGCTTGGCATAGTCATAGGTCTGGAAGCAGATGGATTCCTGGTCGTTTCCCGCCGTCGTGATTTCAATAATGAGGGGCTGTGCGCGCGCGCCCACGCCCATCGTGATGAGATCAACGAGTTCGGGGTTATCGAAAGCATAGAGTTCGTCGATGACCGCGCCGCTGACATTGTATCCGGCCTTGGTTTTGACGTCGCTCGACATGCTGCGGAGGACGGACCGGCTACTTTCCTGGACGATGGACGTCTGGAATGCCCGGATCCGTTCTGCAAGCACAGGCGACGTCTCGGCCATGATCCTAGCCATGTCGAACACGATATGCGCCTGCTGCTTATCGTTCGCCAGGCAATAGACCTCTGCGCCTGCCTCACCATCGCCAAAGGCAAGCAGAAGGGCGAGACCGGCAGCCATCGTGCTCTTCCCGTTCTTCTTAGGAACCTCAATAAAGGCCTTGCGGTACATCCGCAGACCAGTCTCACGGTCCTTCCAACCGAAGAGTTGGCGCACAATGTAAGCCTGCCAGGGCTGCAAGACAAACGGTTTGCCCGCCCACTCGCCCTTATACTGACGCAACAACGGAAAGAACCGCACCGCATAGTCGGCAGCATCCGTGTCGAAGTAGTATTGCGTCAGGTCAATGCCCTGAATATCGTTGGTGATCACGGTTTCTTATGGCCCTCGACGAGCATATGTGGCGCCCTGCGAGGCGGCGGCGTCAGTTCGTCGGGCTTGATCTTCTCCGCTCCATTCGGCAACAGATGAACCCCGCCCCGGTCGGAAGGACTGAACCCTAGCATCGAGGCCGCCCGCATCATCTCGTCGTAATAGACCTTGCTGATCTTGACATAAGGATTCACGTGCTCGGTGTGATACCCGTGCCCGCTGTCGACGCGCACGGTAAGCCCCTTCTTAATCGCCTCTTCGGCCTCGCGCCAGCGCGCCCACGACTGACAATACCCAGCCAGGACAGCGCGATCGCACGTCGTCAGCAACCCAGGCATGCGCACCAGCGCAGTCATGACACGGCGCCACTCACCCTGCGCCTTCTCGGTCAGCCAATTCGGGCAGGCGATCACGGCGCGCGCTGGGGCCTTCGGTTCGTCGGGGTTCAGCGCCCGGTGCCCGCGGTTGCCTTCGAGACGTTTGATGGCGGTCGGCTTGCGGCGGTTGTGTCCCCTCATGTCATTTCCCCCAAAACCCTGAAAAATCGGCCATCT